GCCCGAGGCCTCGCCGATCGAGCGGTTCGCGCCACGGGTAGGCCCGGCTCAGACCAGTGACCTGCAGTCGGACTACGATCCCTTGGGCTAACTGGGGATACCCATCCCCCACCCATTGACATTCCAAAGTTGCATTCAGGAAGGAGGCACCCAAGCACTCTTGCAGCTTGGAGGCCCGAATGGGCGGTGGTGGTGGCGGCGGTGGGTACTACCCGCCAACAAGTCCGCCGACGATCGTGATGCCCGAGCCGGCTCCTCTGCCGGCCGCGCCGCCGCCCCCGCCGACGATGGCGGACCAGGGCGTCAAGGACGCCCGCGATGCCGCCAAGCGCAAGGCGCGGGGCATGGCGGGCTACGCCAGCACGATCACCACGTCGGGCATGGGCGTCATCACGCCGGCCCAGACGACCGCCCCGCCGCCCAAGGCGCTGCTGGGGAGCTGACGGTTGATCAGAAACACCGAGCTTCTGAGGCACTGCTCCGAGAAGGCGCAGGTGCTGAAGTCGCGCCGCACGTCCTGGGAGCCGGCGTGGCTCGAGATCAGCCGCCACATCAACCCGACCCGCGGGCAGTTCTTCAAGCAGCCCAACCAGGCGCGCGGCCAGCAGAACAACCAGGCGGTCCTCGACCCTTGGGCGCTGTACAGCCTCCGCATCATGGTGGCCGGCCTGATGGGCGGCCTGACCAGCCCGGCCCGGCCGTGGTTCCGCCTCACCGTGCCGGACAAGGCGCTGGCCAGCCTGGCCCCTGTGCGGACGTGGCTGGACGACTGCCGCGACCGCATGCTGATGGTCTTCAACAGCGGCAACACCTACCAGGTGCTGCCCCTGATCTATGAGGAGCTGGGCGGGTTCGGCGTGGCGGCGGCGGTCATGGAGTTCGACCGCGAGGACGTCTTCCGCCTCTACCAGACCTCGGCCGGCGAGTATTGGCTGGGCATCAACAGCCGCGGCGTGGTCGACACGTTCTACCGGCAGTTCATGTACACGCACCGCCAGATCGTCCAGCGATGGGGCGAGAGCGCGCGGCCTGAGTCGACCAGGAAGAAGGACACGGCGGACTACGACAGCGAGGTCGTGATCTGCCACCTGATCGAGCCGAATGCGGACTACGACGCCGACCGCCTCGACGCCAAGGGCAAGCCGTTCCGCTCGGTCTACTGGGTCGAGGGCGACACCGCGAAGGGCGAGTACCTGAGCGTCTCTGGCTACGCCCGCTGGCCGGTGCTGGCGCCGCGGTGGAAGCCGATCGGCAACGATGCCTACAGCCGCGGTCCCGGCCACGACGCCCTGCCCGACGTGAAGTCGCTGCAGGTCTTCACCAAGCGCCTGCACAACGCGGTCGACAAGCACGTCAACCCGCCGATGGGCGCGCACATCAGCCTGAAGGGCAGCGCCTCGAGCGTCCTGCCGGGCGCGCTGAACTACTTCACGACGGCCGAGAAGGGCGCCGGCATGTGGCCGCTCTACCAGCCCGACCCGTCGAGCATCAGCGAGGTGAAGGCACAGATCCAGGACACGCGCCGCATCATCGACCGGGCGTTCTTCGCCGACATCTTCCTGATGATCTCGGAGATGGAGGGCGTGCAGCCCCGCAACCAGCTCGAGCTTCAACTCCGCAAGGAGGAGAAGATGCTGATGATGGGGCCGGTCCTCGAGGCCTTGCACGACGAGCTGCTGCAGCCGCTGATCAACAACGCCTTCGACATCATGTTCGAGCATCGGCTGTTCCTGCCGCCGCCGCAGGAACTGCACGGCATTCCGCTCGACGTCGAACTGATCTCTGTCCTGGCGCAGGCGCAGAAGGCGGCCAGCCTCGGCTCGATCGAGCGCACGTTCGCGTTTGCCGGCTCGATCGCGGGCGCCAAGCCTGAGGTGCTGGACAAGCTGAACGCGGACGCCGCGATCGACCGCTACGCCGAGGACATCGGCGCCCCGGCCGGGATCATCGTCGGCGCCGACGAGGTCAAGAAGATGCGCGAGGCCCGCGCCCAGGCGGCGCAGCAACAGCAGGCACTCGAGAACGCGGGCGCCCTGACGCAGGGGGCCAAGACGCTGTCCGAGACTGATGTCGGCGGCGGTCGCAACGCCCTGCAGGCGATCACGGGTCTGTGACGATGTTCGACCCCAACGACAAGCGGCAGGTAGATCGGCGCGCTCGGCGCGAGCGCCTCGAGCAGGTGCGCGCCTCCGACGACCTGCTGGCCGTCATGCGGACGATCGAGGGCCGCCGGTTCGTGCATGGCCTGCTGGGCCTGTGTGGCCTGCGCGAGAGCGCGTGGCGCCCCGGCGACCTCACCGCCCAGCGACAGCAGGACTACCAGCTCGGCCGGCAGAGCGTCGGCCTCGAGATCCTGCGCGAGGTCGAGATCCATGCCGGCCAGGAGGCCGAGCAGATGATGGCCGAGGCGCGGGCGCACGCGGCTGAACTGAAGGCGATCCTCGACGCCGAGGCGGTCGAGGCTGATGGCGAACAGCAGGAGCAGGCAGATGGCTGACGAGACCACCACCCAGACCGAGGGCGCTGGCGCGGCCCCGGCCCCAGACGCGGCTACCACCACCCAGACACCCGTGGCCGGCGCCACGGCTGCGGGTGAGGGCGGCGCGGCGCCGGCCGGCGATGGCCAGGCTTCCCCTGCAGCCGGGGACAAGGCCGCGCCGCCCGCCTCTGACGGCGAGAAGAAGGCCGACGACGGCAAGGCTGCGGAAGGGCCTGCCGACTACGCCTCCCTCAAGATGCCCGAGGGCTACAAGACCACGCTGGACGATCCCGTGTTCGGCGAGGCCGTGAAGCTGTTCGAGGCCGAGAAGATCTCGCCCGCCGTGGCGCAGAAGCTGCTGGATTTCACCGTCGAGCGCGACAAGTCCCTCGCGAAGGCCGTCAACGACGCCAACACCGAGAACTGGACCAAGCAGGCCGACGGCTGGAAAGCGGAGACGACCAAGACGTTCTCCGCGGAAGACCTGGGCGGGGCCAAGAAGGCCGCCGAGCAGGTCTTCTCAAAGGAGACCCTCCAGTACCTGGAAGGCCTCCGACTGCTGGATCACCCCGGCCTTGTGGCCGGCCTGGTGAAGATCAGCAAGGCGATCTCCGAAGACACCTGGGTTCCCGGCAACGCCGCGGCAAACGGTGTTCGTGATGCTCGCGCGATGTTCCCGAAAAGCAACATGAACCCGTGACGCAAGGAGCTACACTCCCATGGCTACCGCACTTCCCACCACCTACACGACGCTGGCCGACTGGGCCAAGCTGCAGGACCCTGACGGTTCGATCGCGACCGTCGCCGAGCTGCTGTCGCAGATGAACGAGATCATCGCCGACATGCCGTTCATCGAGGGCAACCTGCCGACCGGCCACCGTGGCTCGGTTCGCACGTCGCTGCCGACGCCGACCTGGCGCCGCCTCAACCAGGGCATCGACCCCAGCAAGTCGACCAGCGCCCAGGTCACCGACACCTGCGGCATGCAGACCGCGCTGGCCGTGGTCGATCGCGCGCTCGCCGACCTGAACGGCAACAGCGCCGCCTGGCGCGCCCAGGAGAACAAGGCCTTCATCGAGGGCATGACCCAGGACATGGCCGCGCAGATCATGTACGGCAACAGCGCGACGTCGCCCGAGAAGATGATGGGCCTCACGCCGCGCTACAACACGCTCTCGACCTCGACCTCGCAGACGGCGAACAACGTGGTGAACGGCGCCTCGAGCGGCTCGACCACGTCGACCTCGATCTGGCTGGTCGGCTGGGGGCCGGACAAGGTCACCGGCATCTTCCCGAAGGGCAGCATGGCCGGCCTGAAGGACGAGGACCTCGGCGAGGACTGGGCGTTCGACGCCAACTCCAAGCGGTACCGCGCCTACCACACGCTGTACGAATGGAAGGCCGGCCTCCACGTCCGCGACTGGCGCTACATCGTCCGCATCGCCAACCTCGAGACGGGCAGCGGCACCGCCGGCTTCACCTCGGCGGCTCCGGTCGACCTGGTGGACTGCATCGACCAGGCGATCGCGAAGATCCCCAACCTGAACGCCTGCCGGCCGGTTCTCTACATGAACCGCAAGGCCAAGCGTTTCCTGAACAAGCAGCGGAACTACGGCGTGCAGGCGTCGTCGACCGTGAACCTGACCACCATCCGCCGCAGCGACAGCGGCAGCCAGCGCGGCGTGATCCAGCGTTTCGAGGACTACGACGGCATTCCGATCAAGATCGTGGACCAGATCCTCAACACCGAAAGCACGATCGCCTAAGCGCGAGCGCGAGAAAGGAACCAACCATCATGCCTTACGTCGACAACAACCTCGTCCTCTCGGACGCCCAGGCGGTCACCGCGACCGCCGCTTCGACCAAGAGCGTCGATTTCGCCACCGCCCTCCGCAACGTGGGGGCGGGCCAGGAGATCGACCTCGTCGTCAACGTGGTCACCGCCTGCTCGTCCTCGACGGCGACGACGGTCACGTTCGCGATCCAGGACTCGGCGGACAACTCGACCTTCACCGACGTGGTGGTCTCGCCGGCCGTGTCGGCGGCGTCCCTGACGCTCGGCGCCGAGCCGTTCCGCACGATCCTGCCGCGCACCCTGCGCCGCTACGTCCAGGTCAACTACACGGTGACGACCGGCGCGCTCGCGGCCGGCGCCTTCACCGCGTACCTGACCGAGGACCGCCAGGACAACGTCGCTCGCCCGAGCGGTTTCACGGTCTAACCAGCAGGAGGCTGAAACATGGCGACCCCGATCAAGACTGTCGGCGAAAAGGAGCCGCGGCTCCCCATCAAGAAGGGCGATCGGGTTCGCCTGCTTCTGCCGCTCTGGGACGGCACGCAGCGTTTCGAGGCGGGGGAGGAGATCACCTGGATCTTCGACACCCCGCCGACCACCGAGCAGGCCTGCCTGGCCTCGGAGAAGGAGACGCCGCTCGACGCGCCGGCCATGACCGATGGCCGCCCGCCCGAGGGTTACATCGACCCGCGGACCGGGCAGCCGTTCGTCCCGGCGTCCAACGCCTGATGATGCGGGGCCGGTCTCAGGATCGGCCCCGGCAAGCAGATGCTCCACAATTCCGAGATGGAGGACTAGATGTCCCGCGGTGGAATGCTGGTCGTCCCGACCGGCTGCAATCGCCCTCTGGGCTACCAGCAGATCACGAGCCTGTCGTCCTCGACGGCGCTGACGGTGCCGGAAGGCGCGCGGTTCTGCATCTTCACGGCCGAGACCCAGGCTGTGCGCTGGCGCGACGACGGCACGGCGCCGACTTCCACGGTCGGCATGCCGGTGGCTGTCCTGACGCCGACCGCCTACTATGGCGACCTCAACAAGATCCGGTTCATCGAGCAGTCGGCGAGCGCCAAGCTCAACGTGACCTACTTCGACTGAGCGCGTCATGGGGTGGCAGGACTTCGTGACCAAGTATGCCGACACCTTGGGGGTCTCGGCGCTGTTCGCCGCGCTTTCGAGCGGCATGCTGCTGTGGATCGGCAGCGAGCCGATCACGAAGGGGCGTGCGCTGATGATCGTCGCCGCCGGCCAGTTGGTCGCCTCGATCGCCACCGCGGTCGCGCATGGCTACCTGCAATGGAGCATCTTCGTGGCGCCAGCCGTGGGTGCGACCTGCGGGCTGGTGGCTATGCCGCTGATCTGGTCGGTGGTGAAGGCAGGCAAGCAGGTCGAGAACCATGCCGGGGAGATCGCGGACAAAGCGATCGACAAGGTGGTGAAATGAGCACCTGGCAGGACGTTCTGGTTGCAATCCCAGACCGAATGGGCTGGTCCTGGTTCCTGCTGTGGGGCGGCCTGTCCTTGACGGCAGCGGGCATCATGTTCGTTCACCTGATCAAAGACGAGCCGATGTCCTGGCTGCTGGCCGGCCGGGTGTCGCTGGGGTTGGGGCTGGTGATGATCCCGCTGACCGCCCTGCAGCCTGGGTGGATCTACTGGCTGGTCGCCTTCTACTCGATCGGCGGCTTCATCACCTCGGTCCTGATCGCCACGAACTGGTGCACCCGGCCCGACCAGTCTTTGTCGGTATCGCGTGCGATCGGCCGGTGGATCGTCGCCCAAC